GGCGGCGATTTGGTTGATTGGCTAAAACAATTAGGCGGTCAAGTTGTTAATAAACAACCAATTACAAAAGATATTGGTGCTGATTGGGATAATTCATCATCAACATCAATAAATTCACCAGATCATTTTCTTAAACCTTTTCATGAAAGAGTTAGAGATAATTATAAACGTGAAAATATACCAATACCAATGATAATTGATAAATTTTTAAAACATCAAGCACAATGAAAAAGAAAAAACCATGCAAATGCAAGAATTGCCGAAAGCAATATAAACTAAAAAGGAAAGTTAAAAAATGAATGGAATGAATCAAAATAATCTTTTGACTACACCGTTGACTCCAAAGCGATCAACAAGGATAGATCAAAAGACAGTTATTACATCAGGCAACGCGGGCAAAATCATCCCAGTTGCATGTATACCACTACTCCGCGAAGACGGTGTAAAGCGATCAAGAATGCAAATCGCAGTGGAAATGATGGAAACTGCCGAAACGTTATTTAACGGAGTAAACGTGACTGTAAATGCACACTTAGTTCCTAAGTTAGCATTTGATCGTTTTAATGGAATGGACGATTTAAACAGGTCATACCAAGGCGTACCACGTGAGGATGGCGAAACGCCAATCCCATTTATTGAAACACATACATTTAGCCAAGCTGACAATGAGTTTTATAAAACCTTAGGTATGCACGCACAAGGTTCAGCAACAGTCAACCGCGATTACATCGAGGCATATAACACTGTTGTAAACTTTAGACGCAAAGAGCGTTCATCAAGTTTAACAATGCGAACAATGACAGATACTTCATTGGCACAAGCATTTTGGAACCACACAACAATGGCACACATTGTTCCAGATTTTGATCAGGCAATAATTGACGGCGAAGTTGCATTAAATGTTGTATCTGCAAATATGCCATTACATTCAAAAATGTATTCACAAAACGTTGATAGTGGCAATTATTATAGATATCCAAATGCAACACCTAATTTTCTTCCGACTGGCACAAATGGAACTGAAGTAAATTGGGGTCAAGAAATTTGGACTGAATTAGCAGATGATGGTATTACAGTATCATTATCAAATATTGAAATGGCTAAAAAGACACAAGCTTTTGCTAGAGCACGAAGCATGTTTCAAGGCCATGATGATGATTATATTATCGATACATTGATGGCAGGTATAAGAATACCTGACCAAGCAATGAAACAACCAATATTATTAGCACAACAACGAACGCAAATGGGTTATCAACAACGCTTTGCATCAGACGCGGCAAATCTTGACGAGTCTGTAACAGTTGGTGGTGCATTGGTTGATATAACAATGAGAACTCCTGCAATAAATACAGGTGGCATAATTGTTATTACAGCTGAAATAACACCAGAGCAGTTATTTGAGCGTCAAAAAGATCATTATTTACATACAACTAATGTGAATAATTATCCTGAGTTCACAAGAGATGAACTTGATCCAGAAAAAGTAAGTATCGTTACAAACGATCATATCGATGTGGATCATACTACACCAAATGCTGTATTTGGTTATGCACCGCTTAATCATGAATACATGCGAAGCGCGCCAAACATTGGAGGTAAATATTACCGACCTGATGTTGATGCGGCATTTGATGAGGACAGACAAAAAAATTTGGGCAAACGAAACGGTTGATCCAGAATTAACAGAGGATTTCTATCTCTGTAATAATGTTCATCACAAAGTATTTGCTGATAGCACATCTGATGCATTTGAAATTACTGCACGCGGTACATTTGAAATAACAGGAAACACAGTATTCGGCGGAGCGCTAAAAGAAGCAACCGACGATTATGACCAAGTAATGGCAGATGTTGATCAAACAAGATTAACAAAAGCATAAAAGTCCCCTCCCCTGCCCCGCGAAAGCGGGGCAAATTAACCATATAGGAAAAAAAATGAAACGTTATCAAATTCAAGCCCTCGATGGGTGGAACAAATTAAAGTTAAATGAAACTTTAGAATTTGTTGTTAAAGGCAATAGCCGAACCATACGTGTTGAATTTAATACAAGCGACAAAGTTGCTTTGTATGGATCAAACACAAAAGATTTCGCAGACGAAAAACTTTTAGTAAGCGAGGAAGGTCTCTTCACGCTGATAACATCTATTTCAAGTACACTTTATGTAAGAGCAGTCTCAAAGGATAAGAGTGCATCTATAACTTACAAAAATCGTGCCTCAGACCATATTGTGGAAAAAATGTCTGATATTAAGTTTACAGGTCTTGAGATGCGTCGAACTCGTAATCCAGAAATGGAACGATTAATGCATATGGTAAAAACAGCACAATCAGAAAGAGAACAAATTCTCTTATCTGAAATTGCAAAGGTAAAAGCGCAAAATGAAGAGGTTATCGAAGATAATGCAAAAACTTTCCCAGAGCTTAAAGCAGGAAATGCACCATCTATGCCTCCAAGCGGGTTATCAGAAGACAACGTGGAAGCAAGTGAAGAAAGCACTGCAGACACCAGTGAAGCGGTTACCGCAAGCGAAGACGCACCAACTAGCGATACAAGCGCTAAGTGATAAGTCTTTTATAAATTCTAATAAGTATAAGGAACAACAATTAAGGGCTGTGCGCGAAGGCGCACACCCTGATTTAATAGAATTTGAACGCAAAATGGTAAAAGCCTGTAAGGCTTATAATATACCCGTATTTGCTAGTGAAATGTGGCGAACTGCTGAACAGCAGACAAACTTGTATAAACAAGGCGTCACATTAGCAAAGGCCAACAAAAGCCCTCATCAATATGGGCTTGCTGTGGATATTATCCACAGTATTAAGGGTTGGGATTTGCACGAAAAAGAATGGGCAATGCTCTATACAATAGGTATGGAAGTTGCCCGAAAAATGAATATCGACATGCAATGTGGGTATGAATGGAAGTTTTACGACCCTGCACACTGGCAGATAAAAGGTTGGAAAACGCTAAAAACCGATGATGGGGAAATATTATATTAACCCAACATCAGCCAAACCCCCCGTAGACGTCAAGGATCGGAGGGGGGTTTGGCGGCAACATATACTACTCTTGTCAGTATATGCATTTTGTGACTGGAAACAAGGAAACGAAGAAAAAACATGTGTATTTCACCAAATAACATAAGCGAAGTTGGCCTTGTTGCCTGTCACAAATGCTGGCAATGCAGGGAAAACAAAGTTAATGACTATGTTGGACGATGCATTGCCGAAAGTCACCATAGTGACGAAACACTAAGTGTAACGTTGACATACGGAGACGGAGACACGCCAGAAAGCGCAACTTTAGTATATAAACATTATCAGCTCTTTATGAAAAACCTGAGAAACGAAGGTTATAAAGTACGATACATCGTAGCGGGTGAATATGGATCAACTAAGGGACGCGCCCACT